AACATACAATCACCTTTCTTATTAATAGAACCAGCCGATTGGGAAATCGCAATCTTCTTACCAACAGAATCATTTAAAAAAGTGGGTAAAGAGACAGTATGGGCTGAAAGCAGGAATAAATTCTAATGAACATAAACAGATGGATGCAACAAGTTGACTCAATGGCTCGAAAAGATAGATTCAGTTGTGAACTTAGAGGTCCAGCTAATATTCGAAGTAGAGGTCTTAGATGTACAGCTGTATCAACACCAAGTAAATCTATGGAAGTAGAACGACATGGGTTCGGTGGTGCTATGCCAACAAGAGCTTATATTAAAGGTATAACATACGAAAATGATATTACATTTTCTTTCATGTTAGATTCGACTATGGAAGATAAACAAATGTTTGAACTCTGGCAGAGTTATATGTATGACGAACTATATAATCTACAATATCCTGATGATTATCATGGTCAAGTAATTATATCACAATTAGGAGTAGACAATCAACCTATATATTCAGTAGAATTACATGAAGCCTTTCCGACTGTAGTTGGAGGAGTATCTTTCACAGCTGAAGCTACTGAAATACAAAAATTTGATGTAACTTTTGCCTACCGAACTTGGTCTTCATCATTCCAAAACTCACCTAGCGGATTACTAGGTGGATTATTTAATAAGAAAATGAGAAAGATAACTTCTAAATTAGATAAGAAAATAAACAAGAAATTGTTCGGATAATCCGACTAAATAGTTATATAATATTATGAGGAAATAAATTATGGCGTTACCAAAACTTGAAACACCCAAACACAAATGTGTGTTACCTTCATCAGGAGAAACAGTTAATTACAGACCGTTTCTAGTTGGAGAACAGAAGGTGTTATTAGTAGCACAAGAATCAGAAGACACTAGTGAACAGATTGGTGAAATGATTCGATTGATAGATATATGTTGTGATGATATAGTAGCTGATGAATTAGCGACTATTGATTTAGAGTATTTATTTTTACAATTAAGAATTAAATCAGTTGGTGAAACAGCTGATGTACAGATGGAATGTACGAAGTGTCGAGACGAAAACAAAGTCACAGTACACTTAGACCAAACCACTATAGAAGAACCAGAAGAAGTAATTGACAATATAGTCAAAATTACTGATTCTATTAGTATTGATTTAAATATACCGAGTTACAAAATTGTTAATTCAGTAAACTTAAACAATTCAGAAGACCCGAAAGTAATTTTTGAAGTTGTAGCGAAATGTATTAATACAGTTATTGACGGAGATGAGATTCATACTAGAGATGATTTCACCGATAAAGAATTAATGAGTTTCTTAGATAGCATGTCACTAGATATGTTTGAAAACATTCAAGCGTTCTTTATTAATGTTAAAAAATTGAAAATTAACGGAAGTTATGAATGTTCTGAGTGTAAAGAATCTAATTCGTATGAATTAGTGGGAATCGGAAATTTTTTCGGTTAGCCCTCTCTCACGACAGCCTTTATAATTTAATACATACAAACTTCGGTTTGATGCAACATCATAAGTACAGTTTAACAGAACTGAACGATATGATACCTTGGGAGAGGGAAGTATATGTTCAACTTCTAATGAAACATTTAGAAGAAGAAGAAAACAGACAAAAGGCCGCAGAGGCTAAAGCGAGGAGATAGAGATGGCAGAACAAGATAGATTTCAAGGTGACATGAGTCGCAACGAAGTAGAAATAGACTTAAAGAAATTTATGGCTATGGTCACCGAAATCGGTGAATTGAAACAAGAGATATTCGAACTAACGAATGATGATAGAAAGAACCCGTGGCAGAAGTGGGTATTCGCAGCTAAGACAATAGACGCATGGAGAATTATACCAAGATTCTTTTTAGGTATCTATATGTACTTACTATACTACTCGACATTCTGGTTTATGGATTTAGCAGAACCTTCACTCGAACAATCAGGATTGATTTCAATTCTAGTTGGAGCCGGAGCTGCTTGGTTTGGTCTATACACTTCAAGTGCAGCTAAAGAACACGGTGACACTAACCCCAACTAGGAATAACTAATGGCAGAAGCTACAATAGGCGGTTCAATACTCTCAAAGATTCAAGCAGAAGCTTATAAGAGTAAAGAGGCTGGTGAGCATCATGAAAGTTTATCTCAAAAATTATCAGGTATGCTCATGGGTACTGATGATATGAAGACAGCTTTTGTTAAGGCTGCTGAAGATGAAGCTGCTGCCCAAATAGAAAAAAGTAAAAAAGACGAATCTGAAGCTAAGGTCAAAGAAGCTAATGATGAGATAGCCGCTAAACAACGAATACAAGCAATGTCTAATTTTGAACAATTAGGAAATGTTTTAAAAACTAATGCTAATAAACTAGGAAGTGCTCTTAAAGAAGACTTCAATCAACTTACTGCTGGCTTCCAAATGCTAGCATCAACACCAGGTATGCGATCTATTATAGCTCTTATTACAGCTATTGGTTCTACTCTCGGTAGTTTACTACTAATCAATATTAAGAATAGTGGTATATTAGGTAAGACAATCAGTGGTTTGATTGGTCAAGATAAAGACGGTAAATTTGATGCTGGACAAACTATAAAGAATGTTAAAGACAAGTTTAATCCAATGACTCCATGGAACAAAGACAAGAAAGTTAAAACAAAAAAAGATGGTAGTAAAGATATGAGGTTTAATGAGAATCAACCTCTCTTAACAAAGATGAATAAAAGTTTTAAGAAAGGTCTGACAAGTATGAGTAAATCTTTAAACAAACTAGTTCCTCCAGGAATCATGGATGGTTTTAAGAAAAGTATGAATGGTCTGGGTAAATCTTTATCTAAACTGGTTCCTACTAAAATGTTAAATGGAGTAAAAAAAGGAGCAGCTGCTTTAGGTAATGGAATTAAAGCCATCGGTAAAGGATTCTTAAACATTGGTAAAAAACTTATTATGGGTGCTATAAGAATGGGTATTTCAGCTGCAATTTTAGTCGCCGGTATGTTAGCAACAGCTGCTAGTGTTTTGATATCAGGTATTATCATGCTTGCTCCAGCAATACTAATCGGTATAGCTGTAGCAGCTCTAATATTTGGAGTGATGTACTTAAGAGATAAGTTCATAGAAAACAAAGATATGATCATGGCCAGATGGGAAGTGATTAAAGAAGGTTTTGCGATAGCTTTAGATGGATTAGTCTTATGGAAAGATAAAGCTGTAACATTTATTAGTAATACATTTAAGAAAATATCTTTAGGAATACAAAATATGATGGTGTCTATATTAGAAGGAATTGAAGGAGCTATTAATTGGGTAATCGGTGGAATTAACAAGTCTTTAGGTTGGGCTGGAGTAGACCTTGATGAAGTAGATATTGGAGCTTCAGGAATGAGAGCGAGCTTTGATGAAGATAAAGAAGCCTTTGAAGTTGAGAAACAAAGTCAAGCAGATGAATTCGCTAAAAGACAAAGTGATTTAGATGATAGAAAAACAAACAACACAATGGAAAGAGGTATGCAGATAGTTCAATCAAATAATACTGTTAATGAAGGGACTAGTCAAACCAATGTTAGTCCGTCAGGAACTAGTCCGTTAGATACGAATGCTTCGAATATGGCGTTAGCCCAATAGTAAAAAGTGTAAAAACTGGCCCCTCTGTCCCGCCGTTTAAACCGATATCACCTGCCGCTTAGATATCTTTCCTCATTGAATGTCAAGAATCCCCATTCTTAACCGTCCCACTAACTCTGAAATTGAGTTAATACATACTCTGACACGAAGAGCATTCCCATATACTTGATTAAGTTATAGTATTTATAACTTTCTTATTGGTCGTTAGCAAGTTTTTCAAAATAACTAATAGTTGTATCACTACTGTCTCCTGAATTACTTACTGGTGTTGGGTTATCAGCCCATGGTGTCGATTTAGCTGTCGCTGAAGAAGCTGATGTATTATCATCTGCTATAGTCTCAGCTGTCGCTGTAGATACTTCTACACCACCCAACCCTAGAGCTCGATCTAATTGAGCTTTCAGATCATCATAAGATTTGAATTGATCTGGTGCTATTAGTTCTGCTAAAGAATGTTGTTTGTTATAGAGTGTTTCTAGTTCAGAATCATCTTCTGAGATAGGAGCAGGATTCGAAAACTCTGATTTATCATAGTTCCAATATCCATCTACTTTTCTAACTTTAAGTTTAAAGTCAGCGCCTTCCCACATATCAAATGGGTTGACAGGTTTCTCATCTTCAAACTGAGGTGCCATTGAATCTCTAACTTTCTCAAAGATTTTTTTACCAAAACGATAAAGCATTACTTTACCTTCGTTTTCAGGGTGAGTCGGATCAGACATAACAAGAACATTCGCTACATAATGTAGTCTTCGTTTTTGTTTTCTCGCTTGATCTTTTTGGGCTTCATCACCACTATTCCATAGAGTAGTATTATACTCTGAAATAGGACAATCGTTTCCTAGAGTTGTTAAAGATTTCTCAATTAACCAACCACCAGGTCCTTGAAAACCATGATCCCAATATTGGACCCATGGAAGTTCTTCTCCATTAGCTGCTGGTAAGAAACGAAGTACTGCATACCCATTACCAGATTTATCTAGTTCAGGTTTCCAGAATCTATCGTCTCCGTAAGATTTCTTTTCCGAGGTTTCGGCCTCTAGTGCGGTTTGTAGTTTATCGAAGCCACCGCGACTTCTCTTTAATTCATTAAATGACATTTTATTCTCCTTGTATATTTAATTTTATTATTTTATTATTGTATCCACATTATTCATTATGTAAAACTATTATATTCTAAAGGCTTTTTATTTCCTTCATAGTATATAGTATAACTGACATCTTTAAAACTGTCAATCACCTTTTTTATCTGTGCCTCTTGAGTTCCTAATAAGGAGTTAGGATCCGTAGTACCAACCCTTAGACGAGATGTTTCCATCTCTCTATTGTAGGCATTAGTACCAGCATAGATATTCTGATAAGTATCTTCTTGAAAATTCCAAATTGAATCGAAACCAACAAGACACACCTCATCAAAACCCATTATAGAAGCCTGAGCCATAGCTTGACTTCCGGCAAAGAAGTTGACACTAAATCTAGGGTCTTCTTCTGTACCTTTCATATTCTGTATTTGCCATTTAGAGTTTACTCCAATGACATGAACTTCCATGATTTTTGATATATCATCTTCAAGTCCAAATATCCAGACATTATCATGTCTGTCTATATCTGATTCTTTAATAGTAAACTTCGGGTCGAATCCACTTAGAATCATATCTTTATATTCTTTCGGAACAGGATCAAAGTCTGGAAAGATACATTGATGTTCTTCCGGATAATCCGATTCACAAATTTCTTTTATGATAGTTGAGTCACCTGATACTAAGTAGTCAGCTGGGTAATCTCTGTATAGAGCGTTACAACCGAATGTAGTACCTTCTAAAGTATCTAAGTCTAATCCTTTTCTACTAGGACCGTTACCTATAATGTACGCGGTATCCATATCTCTCTCATCATAATTCTAATCTTTTGTTGTTCATATTCTATGAACGGCTTTAATTTGTTTAATCTATTCTTTGTCTTTGGCCAGATAAATTTTTCTTGTATCATATCATCATAGTCACTAAAGATACCAAACATATTATCGAATGCTATGAATGATTCGGCTGATATATTACTACCTAGAAATTCTTTTAGTATAGCTGGGTGTTGACCTTCTTCTACTTCTAATAATTCTTCTAGTGTATTATACCTATCATATAAATCTCTCATGTCTTCTTTAATAGTGTATGTTAATTTCTGTTTTCTTTTCTTAAACTCTTTGTAGTTATCTACACATTCATTGTCTAATAGATTTCTAACATAATACTTTTGTTTAGATAGATTAGCTACTAGAAAATCTCTGAGTTCGTCTCTATGTTCTCTAGCTAACTTCGCGAAATGATACTTGTCATTTCGTTTTAAGAATGAAGGTAACTTAACAGGTACCTTACCATTGTATTTAAAAAAGTCATAAGACTCTGTATTAAAATGATTATTGATAGCTAAGTACAAACAGTAAGCGTCGAATCCTTCTCTACTCGTCATTAATATCTTGGAGCTCTACCCAGAAAGTTATTATTCATTTGATTGTTTCGTTCTCTACGAACAGCTTCTTTTCTTTTTCTTTGTCTTTTTTCAGCTGGTTTTTCATAGTACTGTCTTTCACGAACTTCTGCTACGATACCTTTTCGTTCACACTTCTTTTTGAACTGTCTTAACATAACATCAAACGGAGGTGGTCCGTCATGCTTCTTTGTTTTATTAAATTGTTTTCTTTGTTCGTAAGGTTTTTGTTTTTGTGGTTTCATAATTTATATAGGTAGTTTAGCTTTTGATTCTTTTAAAAATCTAAGATTAATAGCTTCAGCTCTTATCTTTTCTTTCAACGGAGGTGTCACTAATCCTTTAACTGAATCAGGTTCTAAGTGATTTTGTTGACAAAAATATACTATCGCGTCAATGTAAGTTAGTTGTTTTTCTATTACTAGTTCTTCAACACTATTTGTAAATTTCTTTTTAGTTAGAATCATATATCTATTATATCACCGTTCTCTGATCTGTCAAGTTTTTACTTTACTCGAATGTTCAATCTCTTTCATAGCTCTAAGTATACCGTATTGTCTTTCATCTATTCCATAGTTATTATGAGAAATAAAAAACAAAGTGTACATTAATATAGCTTTATTCACTTGGAGGATTATTGTGTCCTATCATTGGATCATACTTACTGAGAGCTTGTCTAATCGCATCTTCAGCTAATACACTACAATGTAATTTGATTGGTGGTAAGTCTAGTATACCTGCGATCTCTTTATCTGTTATCAACTTAGCTTCGTCTATAGTCTTACCTTTTAACATTTCTACAAACAAAGTTGATGATGCTATTGCTGAACCACAACCGTATGTTTTAAACTTGACATCTTCTATAACATCACCGTTCATTTTCATATCTAACTTCATGACATCACCACATGCAGGCGCTCCAACCATTCCTGATATTACATTAGGGTCTTTAGGGTCGAATCTGCCGACTGAATGTTTAGCTGGATTAGCTAGTACTGATTCGAATCGATCTACTACTTGTTTTGAATATGCCATTTTTCTTTATTGATTTTAGTTATGTAAGGTTATAAGTGTTATAAATATAGGTGTAAGATTTAGTAATCTTACTTTTATATAACTATTTATAACAAAGGATACTCTAATGAATGTAAAACAATCATGGAGTAGACACGGCGAAGAAGTAAAGGCTTCCACAGCCTCTTTCGTTGAGATCGCGTTTATAACTTTTGGAGTATTCTCTCCTTGGTTCATAATCGCTGTCACAATGTAAGTAAGTGGATTCATAATAGAACTTAGGCACTACTCCTACAAACCATGTTCAGTTTTATACTGACTACGAAGACTCAGCAACTGGTCAATCCAGTTGTTGGGATTTTCTACGAACAACTGTGCTACACCTGTTTCTTCTACAGAAACTAATGTAACTATTCGATCTATCTTAACTCCATATCTCTCCTCAAACATCATAGCGTACGCTGTCTCTTGCATAAAGTAATTCTTGATCTTACTAGGTGACTTAGCCTTTGTACTAGTCTTAAAATCGATTACAGACACCTTCCCTGCGAACTCTGCTATACAGTCTACTCGACCAGCAATAGCTAAATCATCACTATACAATGAACCTTCTAACATATAGATATCTCCTATCTTATCAGTTAGTTCTTTAGTTTGATTAAACATCATTTGATCTATTGGTGTAGCTTTCTCTAACTTCTCTGTTATGTCCATGTTGTTAATGTAGTCTTCCATTAAGTAATGATACCTTGAACCTCTACCAGCTGCTTGAGAGGATATTTTGTTAGCGACTTCTTCACCAACATTCTTTCTCCACTTCGCAACCCATTTGGCACTATGTAATCCTGTTACTGTCGTTACTGACGGATATTTGTTTCCGTCTGGTGTGACATAATATCTTTTACCATTAATTGTTTCAGTTGGTAATGTTACTGATTCGTATCCTTCTAAGTGATTAAACATAATATATTATTTGACTCCTTTTCGTCTTGATTGTATTTTCGCGTGTTTTTTAATTACATCTCTAGTCTTGACTTCTTTACCTGTCTTTCTAGTATGCTCGTCTGCTACAGAACCCGTTGGGTGACCTTCACCTATTTTTTGTAGTACTTCTTTAAATCCATGATTGTCTATATTTTCTATAGAACCTGTTGAACCTGAACCACTTACAATACCTGGTACTGTAGTATAATGACCTCTAATATGAGGATTATCTTTTAAGTATTGTTCTCTATCTGCTATAGTCATTTGTAAATTCTCAATGACCTCATCAGTTTCTTTATTGTAAAAATCGTATATCGGCATTATTCTTTTAAGTAAATCATTTTACCGTCTTTATCAACGGAGACATACTTCTCGTTTGGATTAGATAACTTTGGTTTAGTTGGTCTTGAATCTAACATTTGTGGTACAGCCTTCATAGTCTTTTCTATTTTAATTTCTGTTTCTTTATTAACTCTTTGAATTTCACCTGTTAATTCTTGAATGAATTGTTTCTCTTTAACTACTTCTTCATTAGAAGCTGACTTATCAGTTAACAGTTCGGCAATTCTAATATGAGCTGACGCTAACTGACTCTGTAAGTCTCGTATATTATTCTGTAATATTTGTATCTCTGTACTTAAATCCATTTGTCTCTTGTTCCTAAAAATGTTCGAACAACTGTTAGTTCTTCTGATTTAAAATCTTCTAGTAATTTCGGACCATACAATGTTCCAAATCTAACACACTTGTTCGCTGTGTTACAATGAGTTATCCAATCTTCATCTGTCATTAATGTCTTATGTTGATTGTTATCTGTATACTCATATATT